TATCTGATGATTTTGATGGAAGAATCCTTTCTAAAAAGACAAAATTCTATAGGATAACAAATAATAAAGAAGATACAACTTATGGTGGACAGAAATATTTGTCAACCAATAAAGCCGATCACAAAGCTTGGCAAAAGTATATTGGTGATGCTTATGCAGAAAGAGGTTATGAAACCTACAATGTCAAATATGTACCAGTTAAGGATTTGAAAATAGCAAAGGCAGAGAAACTAGGCGAATTAATAATCAAAGAGTATCGTAACGATCCTAAAATAATGAAACAAATAGTTGATGATACTCAGGGTGCTCAGAGAAGAATGGGATATTCCTCTAGTGACTCACATGATCTATTATCTCTTAATTTTGCTTCACAAACTAAAACTGGTCAGATGTTTGTTGATAGATTACTAGAGTTAGGATATGACGGAATTGAAGATTTCCATGGAAGAAATACAAGTAAAGATCCAGTTATAGTATTCAATCCAGAAAAGAATCTAAAGAAAGTAAGTACAACAAGGTATAAATAAGGAGGATAACAGTATGGGTTATTACGATGACGTCTTAGAACACCATGGTATCCTCGGCCAGAAATGGGGAGTTAGACGATTTGAAAACAAGAACGGAACTCTTACACCAGCTGGTAGAAAGCGATATACTACGGACGCTAATGGAGATTATCAAAAAGTTAAGAAGAGTCTCAGAACCAAACGTTTAGAGAAAGCTGCTAATGCAGCTCAAAGAGACGCAGATGATTTAAGAAAACACGGGTACACTGAAGAAGCAGACGCAGTCCAAAAGGTTGCTGATAAAAATCGTGCTAAAGCTGAAGTTAGTGCTAATAAGAAAGGTCTCACCGATAAGCAAAAGAAAGTTATTATAGCAGGAGCAGCCATAGCAGGAACTGCACTTGCAGCTTATGGCGGATACAAGCTTTATCAGTTGAATGAAAAAGCAAAAGAAGGTATGAGCAAAGAATACCACAATAAAGCAGTAAAAGCTTATAAAAATGCTAGATGGCTCGATTCAATGGGAGATATAGAAAGCGATCACGGCCGTAACGTTGCTCAGACAACAGGGCATGACAGTGCTAACAAGCTTATGGAACTTGGAAAGAGTTATTGGAATGAGGCGTCACTTAATAAAGATTTAGCAGACCAATATGACTTTAAAGCCCATTCCAAGAAATATTCAGTTAAAGAAAAGTATAATTACCTTAAGACCGGTAAAGTAGAGGATAGCGCACTTTCTAAGTTGACTAAGAGTCAGATTGGGGATGAACAATCCAGAAGAGCAGGTTTAAAAACGGCAGCAGATGCAGTAACCAAAGCTCAAAAAAGTAGCAAGACTTCAGACGCTTCATTAAAAAAGAAATTTTCTAGTGAGTTGGATAAGAAACAAGATTCTTTGAAGAGAAGTCAGGCAGTACAAGCTGGAGCAAAGGACACAAGAAAAACAACCCCAAGTATGGACGAGCTCAGCAGAGCACAATCCATATTAAGGAACGGTAAACAGTCAACCTCTAAGGTTGTTAACATCAATGGTTCTAAGAAATTTAGTCAGGCAGCTAAAGCCAATGATGATCTTGTAAACGATTTGCTTAAGAAGAATGCCCAGCTGTTAAAAGGGTTCTAATTTCACCAAGAAAGGAGGGTAAGATGGCTAAGAAAGAATTGACAATTTTGGAGTCCATTAAAAAGCAAATAGGAATTGTTCCTGACTACGATGCTTTTGATGATCAGTTACTAATGGACATAAATGCAGCATTTGCAACCCTCCATCAGCTTGGCGTTGGCCCTGAGGAGGGTTTTTTAGTTGAGGCGGATACAGATTGGGATGAGTATATTTCAACTGAACGTCTCAGTTTCATAAAAAGTTACGTCTCAATGAAAGTAAGAGTTATGTTTGACCCCCCTACAAGTTCTTTTGCACTGGATGCACTTAACAAACAGATAGCAGAGTACGAGTGGCGGATTACATCTGAAGTAGAATGTTACGGACAGGAGGATTAACTATGTATGAGGAGTATTTAGAGCACCATGGCATTTTAGGCCAAAAGTGGGGTGTCAGACGTTTTCAAAATCCAGACGGTACAAGAACTCCAGCTGGTGAAAAACGAGAGAAGTTTCAGAGAGAGCGTAGAGAACTTACAGGGTATGAAAAGGCCCGGTATAAGTATAACGAGAAGGGCCATAAGGTAAAGAAAACTCTGAAAAACATGACCAATGATGAGCTTAAGGAATCAACCGAAAGACTTGCACTCGAGGAGAGATACAATAAGCAGGCTAAAGATTTTAAAGAATCAAAAGCCAAGAATAAGCAAATCACTTCTACTGGTGGAAAAGTAGTTGGCTCGGTGTTGCTTACTTCTGGTTTGGTTCTTATGAAACATGCACTTACTGATCCAAAGCCTTCAAAAGATGAAACACCTGCTCAAAAGAAAGAGCGATATGAGAAAATTAGAAATGAAGTATTACTATCATCTGGATCTGTGGCAGTAGCTGTACTGGCAGCCGATAAAGGCCTTAAGACGAGTTAAGGCGGTGATCGAATGCTATCCAATACTGCAACTCCGAAATACTATGGTAAGTTCCGGACAGATGTAGTAATGGGTGTCATTCCAGTCAACGAATACGTTTCAATGGAGATGAATCGTATTGACGCTTTAATAAAAGATCCACGTTTCTATTACGATGACAAAGCAGTAGAAGGGTGGATTCAATTCTGTGAAGGAGAACTTACACTAACCGATGGTTCCGACTTTAAAATGTTGGATACCTACAAACTCTGGGGAGAAGAGATCTTTGGATGGTATTACTTTGAAGACCGTACTGTCTGGAATCCTAACGCTTTAGGTGGAGGACGAGGCGGTTACATTAAAAAGAAATACAAGAAACGACTTACATTAAAGCAGTATCTCATCGTAGGAAGAGGTGCTGCTAAAACTTTGTATGACACTTGCATACACGCTTACTTCTTGAACATCGATACCTCTACGACCCAGCAAATGACAACCGCACCAACAATCAGACAGAGTGAAGAGGTGTTGGCACCGTTTAGAACTGCTATAGCCAGAGCTCATGGACCGTTGTTTACGTTTCTTACTCAGGGTTCTATTCAGAACACTACTGGTAATAGAGCTACAAGGCAGCAGCTGTGTTCTACAAAGAAAGGTGTACAGAACTTCGTAACCAATTCACTTCTGGAATCAGTTCCTATGTCTATAGAGAAGCTTCAGGGACGTAAGGATAAGATAGCTACAGTAGATGAGTGGCTTTCTTGTGACATTAGAGAAGACCCTATAGGTGCTATAGAGCAGGGTGCAACCAAGAACAAGGATTACCTCATTGTTGCAACCTCTTCTGAAGGAACGATACGTAATGGTGTTGGCGACACGATCAAAATGGAGCTTATGAAGATCCTTAAAGGAGATTACTATGCTCCGTTTGTTTCTATCTGGTGGTATAAACTTGACGACATCGACGAGATGAACAATCCAGCTCTTTGGATTAAGGCAAATCCTAACCTTGGTAAGACAGTTTCTTATGAAGCTTATCAGAGAGATGTAGAAAGAGCTGAAAATTCCCCAGCAGCTAGAAACGATATTATTGCAAAAAGATTTGGTATCCCTCTTGAAGGGTACACTTTCTTCTTTACATTCGAGGAGATCCAACCTCACGATAGGCGAGACTTCTGGCAGATGCCTTGTGCATTAGGAGCAGACCTTTCTCAGGGTGGTGACTTCTGTTCTTTTGTATTTCTATTCCCTTTAAGTGATGGTCGATTCGGAATTAAGACCGTTAACTATATTTCTGACTTTACTCTTCACAAACTCCCAGGAGCTATGCGACAAAAGTACCAACATTTTATAGATGAAGGTTCTCTGGTAATCATGGATGGAACAATTCTTGACATGATGGAAGTATACGAAGACCTAGACTTGCGTATAACACAAAGCGGTTACGACGTCAGATCATTTGGATACGATCCATATAATGCCAAAGAGTTTGTTACCAGATGGGTTACAGAGAATAGTGAATTTGGAGTGGAGAAGGTAATTCAGGGTGCAAGAACAGAATCAGTACCACTTACAGAGTTAAAGAAATTGGCTTCAGAACGAATGCTCATATTTGACCAGGAACTGATGACCTATACCATGGGTAACTCGGTTGTAATAGAAGACACAAATGGTAATAAGAAACTACTTAAGAAAAGTTACGATGCAAAGATTGACGCTGTGGCTGCTATG